CCGCAAAGCCTTGACTCAGGGATTTGTGACTGGCCTTGCAGGAAAACAAAATGCCTGGCACATCGATCATATGTTTTCTGTGCTTAAAGGTTACCAACATAAAATTAGTCCACTTGTAATAGGGCACATTAACAATTTACGAATGTTGTCTTGGGAAGATAATTTATTAAAACATTCAAAGTGCAGTATTGCTGTAGACGACTTGTTTAAAAATTGCGGGTATTTGCGCGAGCAGTCAGAGTTAGAATTTAAACAAGTGATGAACTTTATAGCCAGTGATATACAAGAAAACGTCCCCCCAAATGCAGCATATCTATTAGAGAAATTACATGAAACAACAATATGCAGATAATACAGTTTATGAAATTCTAACTCCGCAGGGCTGGAAAGACTTTGAAGGTATTTTCTTAAACCAAGAGGCTAACAAATCGTCACGAACGTTGAGTTTTCTCAACGGTACTTCTATCACTGCAACATACGAACACCGTTTTTTTAATAATGGGCGTGAAGCAAAAGTAATAGACTTAGCAGTTGGTGACTGTGTTGATTCAGATTCGGGACCATTGGAAATTGCAGAAATAACCGAAACTACGTTAATTGACACTTACGAAATTTTTAATGCTGACGGACATGTTATTGTTGCAAATAAGATTCATTCGCATCAATGCGACGAGTTCGCATTTGTGCGACCCACTATAGCCAAAGAATTCTGGACTTCAATCAGTCCTACCCTGGCCACTGGTGGTAAGGCCATTATCACATCAACCCCCAACTCAGACGAAGATCAATTTGCTCTGCTGTGGAAAGGCGCCAACCGGTGCGAAGATGAGTACGGTAATCCTACTTCCATTGGCATCAATGGATTCAAATCATATCGTTCATACTGGAACGAACACCCGGATCGCGACGAAGCCTGGGCTGCACAACAACGAGCGCAACTGGGTGATGATCGGTTTCGTCGCGAAATGGGTTGCGAATTTTTAATTTATGATGAGACCTTGATAGCACCCGCCAAATTGGTTGACATGGCGGGATCTGAACCAGTCAGTATGATGGGCCAGGTGCGTTGGTACAAAAAGCCTCAAAAAGATTGCATATACACAGTGGCCTTGGATCCCAGTTTAGGCACTGGCGGAGACAATGCGGCCATCCAGGTATTTGAAGCCAACACCACAGAACAAGTTGCTGAATGGAAGCACAATCGCACCACTATACCGGACCAGATCAAACTGCTGGTCAGTATCTGTAGTCACCTAAACGAAACAGTAAAAAATCCAGAAAGCATCTACTACAGCGTGGAAAACAATACCATTGGTGAAGCAGCTTTGGTCTGCATACAGCAGTATGGTGAAGAAAACATACGAGGATATTTTTTAAGTGAAACTGGGTCAGGGTCGCGTGCCTATCGAAAAGGATTCAATACCACGCACAAGAGCAAAATAACTGCCTGCAGCAAACTAAAGACCTTGATTGAAACTGGCCGAATGAAAATACACAGCAGATCCATGATCAGCGAACTAAAAACATTTGTGGCTTCAGGAATGAGCTATGCTGCCAAGCAGGGCGAACATGACGATTTGGTTATGGCCACCATACTGAGCACACGAATGATGCAACAACTACAAAATTACCATCCAGAAATGGACCGACAGCTGAGAGATTTTGCAGATACCTACATACCTCCTATGCCGTTCATTGCAATGATGCGCTAAATACAACACCATGGCAAAAGAAACTACAGAAAAAAAACTTTACGATTTATTAACGACCAGAGATTTTGACAACTTCCAGGCCATTGATAGCCGCACTGGAAAAGTGCCTGTTGACCCAGAATCTGGAGCACAGGACGTTGGTCGGGCTGACATGTTTACCTTTGACTGGAACAGCAGTCGTGGCAAAAACTACGGCACAGCAGTCGTACTGTTGACACCCGATCACGAATTAGAATTGTACTTTGGCGATAACCTGGGCAAAACCATGGAAAATCTTGACGACAAGAATGAATGGTTTGCGTTCATGGAACAGTTGAGACACTTTGCTACCCGAACAAACTTCAACGGCTTTAGACCCCTGAATATCAATCAATTGCGCCACAGTCTGCAAGGGCAGGCCGCAATCAATGAAGGCCTGTTTGAAAGCTGGCAAGGTCATCGAAACATGAGCTGGAGTGCTGGTCCCACCGAAGCCAGACTCATGATCAAGCACAAACGCAATCTTGGCGAAGGAGATGCACGACATCTTTACATTGAAAGCCTGTTTATTGAAACAGCCGACAGCGAACGTTACAAGTTGAAATTCAACAGCCTGACAGCAGGGCGTGCCATGTTGGAACATGTACGACAAGGTGGCCGACCCTACGACATCAAAGGACAGCATATCACAGACATAGTGGAAGAACTCAATGTGTTGGGTCGCTTTGAACGCACAGTGGCTCGCGAAACTGTGTTGGAAAGTGACACAGCTCAATTGGTATCTGATGCTGCTGTGTATCGCAAAGCACTAAAAGAAAATCTCAAACGCATGAGTACCAGTCGTGGCTACACAGAATATTTTGAATCGTGGAATCCAGCGGACATCTCAGAACAAGACATGGTAATTGAAAGTTTAAAACACATGTTTGTAAAACAAACATTAGATGCAAGAATTGAGCAGGCACTACCTTTGCTGGCTCGCATACAACAACAAGGAAACGCTATGAAAGAAGCCAACATATTTGAAGCCTGGGCCGATCGCCTGGTAGAAGGAACCTGGAGCATGCCAGACACACCTGAAGCTCAACAAAAATTATTAGACTTTATGAGTCGGGAACAGCCAGTGGGCGCTGATGCCACTGATGCCACAGAACAACTGTATGATTTATTGGGCGACGACGAACTGTTTGACCAGTTGCTGCAACTGGCTCAGGAAGATCCAGATGCTGACTGCCGACAGACTGTGTTGGAGCGCATGCAAGAACTCAGCGATGAGCCAGACATTCGTGCTGTGCTTGAAAAATTAAACAGCAACACTGATGCCGATACTGATACTGATGACAAAATGGATTCTCCTGACAGCAATCAGGATTATGATGATCAAGAACCTGCTGTGACTGAAAGTCTGGGCTCTGGTCAATATCATGTATGGACTGTGCATTTTAGTGATGGCACCGCAGGCAAAATTCGTGTGCCAAGTGACGAAATTGATGACAATGACATCAAAGCTCACTATGCCAAGCAGGGCAAGACAGTGGTCAAAGTTGATTATGACTGGGCAGTCCACGGCGGCGAACCAAGAGTAAAGCCAGAGCCATACGAGCCAGGCGGCCGTTCCGGCGGCTATCAGTTAAAAGAAGATGCAATTCGATCCTTACGCAGAGCTGCTGGTCTAACAGAAAATGTCCTACGTGATTCAACCGGTAGCACACTTGATCACATTGCCGATAAATTCAAACGCGACATCCGAGACTTTGAAGAAACTGGCAATCTCAGCGATGAATTATACGATGCCTTGTACGACTACTATCAAGACGACATGCCATATGGCGTGCAAAAAGCTCGTACTGGTGATCCATACCAATGGGTTGCAGATCGAATCACCACCGATTTAGGCCTGGGTTCAACCAGCCTGAGCCCATGGCAACAGTTCAAGGCTCGCAATGATGCAGCTCGTAAAGAAGCCGGTATGGAACCCAATGACTGGAGCCAGCACCCTGATTTTGATTCAGACAACTTCAAAGAAGAACGCGATCCACACTCAGTGGATGGTGGCATGGACAATGCATTGCTTTATGATGATGCTACCTGCAACATGACCGAGGCTGGTGACACATGTCCGGTACACGGAATAGATGAGTGCTGGAGTGCAATGTCCAATGAGGGCATTTTGGGAACAATAGCAGGTGGTGTTGCAGGAGCCGCTCTTGGTGGACCATTGGGCGCACTAACTGGCGCAGCAGCAGGCGATCAGTTAACCGATGAGGGCATGCTTGGCGGATTGGCCGGTGGAGCATTAGGTGGTATTGCAACCAAATCATTTACAGGTGCATCAGCTGGAGCCAAGTTAGGCAGTGCTCTACAAGATCGTCTCAGCGAAAAAGATGACGCAAGCCCGTTGGCTGGAGAGTATGGCCACTCAGGCCGGATGACAGAAGTAGGTCGAGACACCAGTTGGTTGGATCGCCTAAAAGAACTATCTGGCATGAAGCCTTCATAAATACTCTTGCAATACACATGAGCGTATGCTATAGTAACACATGCGCTCAACAAGCACCGCAAACAATTTAAACAGTTTAACCAGTTTAGTAGCAAACACGCTCAGTGACGTGTATAATAACACTGTAGGCAACTATTTAAGACAACTTAAATCAAACATATTAACTCAACTTAGAAAGGCAACATAATATGGCATCCTTAGCAGAAATCAGAGCAAGACTCGCAGCAGCAGACAACAAACCTGGATCAGGTGGATCCGGTGGAGATGGATCAATTTATCCACACTGGAAAATGGAAGAAGGCCAATCGGCCCTGTTACGCTTCCTACCCGATGGTAACACAAAAAACACTTTCTTTTGGGCAGAACGACAAATGATTCGTTTGCCATTCAACGGCATCAAAGGTGAAATGGATTCAAAACAAGTACAGGTTCGAGTGCCTTGCGTGGAAATGTGGCAAGATACTTGCCCAGTACTGACAGAAGTACGCACCTGGTTCAAAGACAAGAGTCTTGAAGAAATGGGTCGCAAGTATTGGAAAAAGCGTGATTATGTTTTCCAGGGTTTTGTACGTGAAAATCCCTTGGCCGACGACACAGCTCCAACCAATCCAATCCGTAGATTTATCATTGGCCCTCAAATCTTTGCCATTATCAAAGGTGCCTTGATGGATCCAGAATTAGAAGAATTACCAACAGACTTGTTGCGTGGTTTGAATTTTACCATCAGTAAAACAGCCAAAGGTGGCTTTGCTGACTACAACACCAGCAAGTGGGCTCGCAAAGAATCAGCCTTGACCGAAGTTGAGCAGGCGGCCATTGCCGAACACGGCTTGTACGATCTCAGTTCGTTTTTGCCAAAGAGACCAACTGATGTTGAACTCAAGATCATCAAAGAAATGTTTGAAGCATCAGTGGATGGACAAAGTTACGACTCTGAGCGTTGGGGCGCATATTTCCGTCCGGCTGGTGTAGCGGCTCCGGCTGGTTCTACCACAACAGCTGACCTGGACGAGGAAGTCACACCAGTTAAAAAATCAACTGCGGCACCCAAGGCATCAGGATATGTAGCACCCAACTCTGGCGCTGTCAGCACCACAGCTTCTCCGTTTGACGATGGGGAAGATGATGTATCAATGGCCACAGCGCCGATTGTGACCAAGCCAGCACTTGGTGGCACCAGAGATATTTTGGCTGAAATTCGTGCAAGACAGAAAACGCAGTAATGCAAACCTGGCAAGGAAGTCTACTTCCTTGCTTTTTTCTTGTGACTTTGAATCAAGTCACAGCACACAGCAGAACACAACTGTTGTAGAATTAGAAAATATTTTAAGATATACGAAAGAGAGAACGCAATGGGTAAACCCTTCGACGTCAGTAAATTTAGACGTGAAATTACAAAAAGTATTGATGGACTCAGCATTGGTTTCAATGATCCCACAGACTGGATCAGCACCGGCAACTATGCTCTGAACTATCTTATTTCAGGAGACTTCCACAAAGGTATCCCAATGGGCAAGGTAACAGTGTTTGCTGGAGAATCAGGTGCAGGCAAAAGCTACATCTGTAGTGGAAATATTATTAAAAACGCACAACAGCAAGGTATCTTTGTTGTGCTGATTGACAGCGAAAACGCACTGGACGAAGACTGGCTCAAGGCTCTGGGTGTGGATACCAGCGACAGCAAATTGCTGAAATTGAGCATGGCCATGATTGATGACGTGGCCAAAACCATTTCAACATTCATGAGTGACTACAAGGCTCTACCCGACGGCGAGCGTCCCAAGGTCATGTTTGTGATTGACAGCCTGGGCATGTTGTTGACTCCAACCGACGTGAATCAATTTGATGCAGGTGAAATGAAAGGTGATCTGGGTCGCAAACCCAAGGCACTCACTGCTCTGGTTCGTAACTGTGTCAACATGTTTGGCAGTTACAACGTGGGCTTGGTCTGTACCAATCATACCTATGCCAGTCAAGACATGTTTGACCCCGACGACAAGATCTCAGGCGGTCAAGGATTTATCTATGCCAGCAGTATTGTGGTAGCCATGAAAAAGCTCAAACTCAAAGAAGACGAAGACGGCAACAAGATTTCTGATGTGATGGGTATTCGATCGGCCTGCAAGGTCATGAAAACACGCTATGCCAAACCGTTTGAAGGTGTACAGGTCAAGATACCTTACTCGTCTGGCATGAGTCCCTACAGTGGACTGGTAGATCTGGCAGAGAAAAAAGGTCTCCTGAAGAAAGACGGCAACAGACTCATGTTTGTGACCTCAGACGGCGAAGTTATCAAACAGTTTCGCAAGGCCTGGGAGCTGAACGAAAACGGCGGTCTGGATCGAGTCATGCAAGATTTTGCCAATCAGCGAGATATGGTAAGTACAGACGAAACTGCAACGGAGGAATAACAATGAGTATTGAACTAAGCCAAGAAATTTGGACAGAACTAAAACGCTACATCAACACAGTGGATCGTGACGAAGCCGCAGACACACTGGTATCGGTCTTGATCGACAACGACGCTGACGCGGACGAAATCAAATCGGTATTCAAGACCGATCCTGATATCAAACGTGCATTGATCAGTTATCTCAAGAATCAAGAAGAAGAGGATGACGACGAGGGTCTTCACGACGATGACGACGATGACTACAGCGATGACTACTAAGTTTTATTGCAGTCAAAAGTTTACGTGGTTAACTGTTGATCTTGAAAAAAGATCAACACAGTCATGTTGTGCGGCAGATCCTGCCAAAATTGATATATCTTGGATTAAAAATAATCCGGGAAAACTTTTTAATACACCACAATTACACCTGGAACGCCAGGCAATGCTGGATGACGTTCCGGTTGACAGTTGTAGAACTGCCTGCTGGACCCCTGAGTCTCAAGGCCTGATCAGCCGTCGCAATTTATTTCAAAGCGATATTAAAACACACAACACCTTGGAGTCTCAGCCTGAGATATTGAATATTATATTAGGATCTGACTGTAATTTAACTTGTTCATACTGTGACAAACAATACAGCATGTCATGGTTACGAGATATCAAGGACCAGGGTCCTTATCTTGACACTCCCAGGTTCAGATTGACACCAATGGACCTGATCAAATCGAATGTCAGTCAAAAAGAGCACGAAGCATCAGATGGATTTAAAACACTAATTAAAGAAATTAATTTATTTAAAAATGTAGATAAAAAAATTATAATAACCGGAGGCGAGCCTTTTTTATATAACGATTTATCAAATTTATTAAACAATTTACCAGAGTCACCCACAGTGGTTGTTACAACAGGGTTGGGAGTCAACCACAACAGACTAAAAAATCAACTTGACAAAATTGCCAATATCAAAAACTTAAACATAACTGTCAGCGCAGAAAACATTGGTCAGTGGCATGAGTTTAATAGATACGGCAGTAGTTACAGCGAGTTTTGTAAAAATATTGATCTTTTACAAAAATACGGGTGTAACATCAAGTTCATGTCGGTTGTAAGCAATTTGACTGTTTTTGGATTGGCTGATTTTGCAAATCGTCATGGCAACCAAAACATAATGTATTCATTTTGTGTTGATCCAAATTTTTTAAGAGTCAATGTAATGGACCCTGACAGCATGAACAGGATAATTCCCGTCATTGAATCCAGCAACATTTCAATCAAAGAAGAAATTTTAAAAAATTTGCAAATTCCAAGCACCAAAGAACAACAACAACAATGTTCAATTTTTCTTAAAGAATTTGCCCGTAGACGCAATTTGAGTCTTGATATTTTCCCTCAAACTATGCTACAATGGTTGAATATATAAAGGATAACCATAATGTGGTACAGTCAAGTCACAGCTGATCTTGCCAACATTCCTGATTTCATAAATTACTATGAGCAGGAACTGTTGACAGCCAAACGCGAGTGCCAGGTAGGAGGGTTGATTGAAAAAAATATCACCACTTTACCCGGCATTACCGAACACAGATTCAATCAACTGCAAGAGATTGAAGCAGTATTGAACTATCTCAACATACAGTTGCGCAAGATACGACGCCGACACTTTCAAAAATATTTGGAAGGATATGCTCGCGCACTGACCAGCCGAGATGCTGAAAAATACGTAGACGGCGAAAACGAAGTCATTGACTTTGAAACCTTGATCAACGAAGTAGCTCTGCTACGCAACAAATTTTTAGGCATAATCAAGGCCTTTGAAAGCAAGAATTTTATGCTGGGGCATGTGGTACGTCTCAGAACAGCCGGAATGGAGGATATACAAGTATGACATTTTCAAGCGCACAACACAGTCATCAGCACAGTCAATCTGTGTTGAATCAACTGTATGAATACGACGATTTTATGGCCAGTATCAATACCCTGGTAGATCTGGGCTGTGGAAAAGGTCTGGACCTGGAATGGTGGGCCACCAGAACCACCAGAGACGATCCGCCTGAGCCTTTGAACATCAAGTGTGTGGGCGTGGATCAATTGGACTCATTGGCCGTGGCAGAAACCTATACCACTGTGGACTATTATCAATGCAACTTTGAACAGCCCTTGAGATTGTGCCACGACAGCCTGACCTATGACGTGCTATGGTCGCATGACAGTTTTCAGTACTGTATAGATCCCATTGGCACCTTGTCCAGATGGTGGCAGGTGGCCAGTGAAGGTGCCATGTTGTACATTGGTGTTCCGCAGACTACCAATCTGTATCGCGGTCAGCAGGATTTTACACAGGCTCCAGGTTGCTACTATCATCACACCATGGTCAGTCTTATTCACATGCTGGCAGTATCGGGCTGGGATTGTAAGGCTGGATTTTTTAAAAAAGATGCACAGGATCCCTGGATCCATGCTGTGGTCTACAAAAGCACAGTTGAGCCGCAGGATCCACGCACAACCACCTGGTATCAGCTGGCTGAACTGGGACTCATACCCGAAAGCGCCGAGCGTAGTGTACAGGCACATGGTTATCTTAGACAGCAAGATCTTGTGGTAGCCTGGCTGGACAAAAGTCTGCAGTACATGGGCCATCAATAAAGTT